CTCGTGGCAATAGATTAATTCATCTTTCATCTTTGGTTCCTCCTTAAAAAATAGTTTTTATTTTACATTTTTATTAAAATCCTTTGACCGCCCCCTGGCATTGCTGCCGTCTGACTCGCTCGCGGCAGGCGCCGGTCGTCGCAGAGCTTGTGGGATTTTAATAACCTTTACACTTTTATTCTAACATGATTAATTGTAAATGTCAATATCTTATTCAAGATTAAATGTAATTTGTAACATTTGTTACATAGCGCAGCCCTGGCCGCCGCAGCTTCAAGCGCAGCCCTGGCCGCCGCAGCTTCAAGCGCAGCCCTGGCTTGGTGCTGCCGCGCAGCCCTGGCTTGGTGCTGCCGCGCAGCCCTGGCCGCTGCAGCTGTCGGGTCGAACATTTGTTCGGGTACCCGGGGGGTGGCAGCGCGCGCCGGGTGGGGGTACGTCACCTCCGCTACCACCCAAAAATATAAAAAGACCTCATTTCAAAATTTCTCTTAAAAATAAAAAGGACTATATTTTCACCATGTAACAATTTTTTAAAATATTTTACAATTACCTATTGACAATAAACTGTATTTACAGTATAATTAAATTGTAAAATGATAGAAGGAGGTTAACTAATGAAAAACGCAATAGGTTATTGTAGAGTGTCAACCGACGGTCAAGTCGGGGACGATAGATTTGGACTTGATTCGCAGAAAGAACAAATATTAGCATATGCTGAGAAAAATAATTACACTATAACAGAATGGTTTATTGAGGATGGTGTAAGTGGAGCTAAAGAGAGTCGACCGGTATTCGACAAGATAATTTACGGCGACGTGTTTAATCCTCCTGTGGAATGTGTAATAGTGGCAAAGAGCGATAGAATAGCAAGAGACATAAACATTTATTATTACTACAAAATGATGTTAAAGAAAAAGGACATACAGCTGATAAGCATATCCGAAGATTTCGGACAGTTCGGAGTATTCGCAAATATGCTTGAAGCATTTACTATATGTGTAGCTGAAATGGAAAGGGAGAACATTACTAAGAGAACCTCAATGGGTAGGAATATCAAAGCCGAAAGAGGCGGTTACTCGGGCGGGCAAGCTCCATATGGTTACAAAGTGGAGGATAAAAAATTAGTAGTGGTTCCGGAGGAAGCTGACGCCGTAAGGGATATTTTCAAAATGTACGACAACAAAGAGACGCTACAATCAATAGCTGATGAAATGAACCGCCGAGGACTGAAAACGCATAGAGGTGGGGAGTTTAGGACATCAACTATTCAAGTAATTGTAAATAATCGTAAGACTTACCAAGGGTGGTACAAATATGGTAAAACCCGATGGGTGAAAGGGCAGCATGAGGCTATTTTAGAAGATGGTATCAATTAAAATTTAATATAGATACAACCTCTTATATGGGGGTTTTCGGTTTGACGTTGATTTCGGGTGATTGAAAATCAGGTAGAAACCGTTAGAAACCGTTAGAAACCGTTAGTAGGCTGCAATCGCGCGTACGCCGCCTACACTTGTAATACTAAATATAAAGGAGTTGATGGTAATGACAAGGTTCAATTTAGGCAGAGTGGTTATGACAAGAGGTATAAATGATGACATAGCTGAAAATGCAGAATTCGCAAAGGACGTTTTAAATTCTTTGAGGAGGTATGCGGCAGCTGATTTCTCAGACATGGAGTATGAGGAAGATATACAAATGAATTATGACGCGATAGAGAATGGTGACAACAGGATATTAGCGTCATATGAGACCTGTAAGGGTAAGATATATATTATAACAGAGTGGGATAGGAGCTATACAACGATACTATATCCACATGAATATTGAGAGGTGATGACTATGGGAGAAAAAATTGGCTTCAAGGACGCTCAAGGTAAGGACATAAGGTTGGGTGATATTATCAGGAACGCTGAAGGTGACGTGTATACGGTACATAAGGGTGTAGACGGGACGTACCTGAAGGACGTTAAAAGCAAAGACAAGATTTGGATTAGTGAGATTGGGTTCGTTTGGGATATGCTGCACTTTGAAATTATTGATTTGGAGGTAGTGAAATGAAGAAACTCTTTAAGCGGTTAGTGGTGTTATTCATGAGAGTAAAGTATAAAAAGCAGCAAATAACATAATATAAAATTACATAAGATAAATTTTGAGTACCAAGAGTACCTGCTAAATATATTAGGAGGTACTTTTTTAGTGACAAATTTACAAATAATAAAGAAATTACAGAAAATAATTAAGAAAAACCCTTCGGAATTTCAAGCGGTCAGTGACTTGTTTGAAATGTTAAGGATATATGAGAGTGAAAATTACGATAAATCACATGGTTTTAATAAAGATTTAAGGGTTATAACCGCACAACAAGCTAAAAACAGTAAGTTGGGTATAGGAAAAAACACGGATTTTTACTATTTACACAAGAAAACACTATTGTTTGATGCTAAAGATGAGTTTGACGCGTTCTTACAGTATGTGGAGTTCGATAGAGACCCTGATAAGAAGTTCTATATACCCAGAAGGAAGATAATTAAGCCGATAGTTGACTCGCTACAGGAGATTGAGGATGATAAGATTGATTTACTTGCTATATCGCAGCCTCCAGGGACTGGAAAAACGACAGTAGGTATCTTTTTCCTATCTTGGATAATGGGGAAATACCCGAATATGCCTAATTTAGCTTCTGCTCACGCCGACAAGCTAACTCGGTCATTCTATGATGGGGTATTGACTATTATAACAGACCCTGAATACCTTTGGGCTGATGTTTTTCCGGGAGTGCAAGTACAGAGCACGAACTCTAAGGACGAAACTATCAATTTAGATAAACCAAAGAGGTTTAAGAGCTTGACGTGTCGTTCTATCGATGGCTCACTTACCGGAGCTACTCGTTGTGAGAAGATACTATACGCCGACGACTTGGTTTCAGGTATAGAGGAAGCATTATCTATTGATAGATTGGACAGCCTATGGAATAAATACACCAACGACTTGAAATCAAGAAAAAAACAAGGTTGTAAGGAGATTCATATTGCTACAAGATGGAGCGTACACGACCCTATCGGTAGATTACAAAAACAATATGAGAATGACCCACGGGCGAAGTTCATAGCGTTTCCTGCCCTCGATGAAAACGATGAGAGTAATTTTAATTATAAATACGGGGTAGGGTTCGATACTAAATATTTTCACGATATGAGGGATAACTTAGACGACGTATCTTGGAAATGTTTATATATGAATGAGCCTATTGAGCGTGAAGGTTTACTATTCCCGGAAGATGAATTGCTGACATATAACGGAGTGCTACCGGGAACAGAGCCTGTTAGAAAATATTTCGCATGTGACGTAGCGTGGGGAGGAGGGGACGCTTTAAGTGCTCCTATTGCATATGAATATGAGGATGGTTCGGTTTATATTCCCGATGTAGTATTCAATAAAGGTGATAAAACAATTACCCGGCCAATAGTTGTAGGAAAACTAATGCAGCATTTACCCCACCTAAGCAGGTTCGAAGCTAACAACGGCGGGGATGAGTACGCAGACGCAGTTGATGAGGATTTAAAAGCATTAGGTATTAGACTAAACATAAGTCATAGAAAAGCGCCATCGACTCAAAGTAAATTATCGAGGATTGTTAGAGCCGCTCCGGATATTAAGAAATTTTACTTCTTAGACAAGAAGCATAGGAGCAAAGAGTATGCTGCTTTTATGAAAGAGCTGACATCTTTCACACAGACCGGTAAGAATAAACACGATGACGCTCCTGACTCATTAGCGATGCTGGCTGATTTGATTTATCATTCAATAGGGAAAGCTGAGGTTATAAAAAGACCATTTTAATGTATAAAGATAATTTTTAGGCATATAATACTACATGTAGTAACGAAAGTTAGTATTTGATTGACTAACCGCTATATATTGTGGTATAATTCATGCGAATAATTATGATTAGCTAAGAAATTGAATAAAGATGATAAAGCGCGATTGCTTGTAACAAATATGTCCGAGTGGTTGTGCTTTCTTATTTTTTTGACAGGAGTGAGAGAGTGATTATGTGTTGAGCGATTTTAAACCGTTAGTTTATCATTTTCCTGAAAACAAGGATATTGTTATATATCCGATTTCGGATTTACATATAGGTAGTCAAGAAACGATGATGAAAGAGTGGAAAGATTTTAAGAAAAAGCTGTTATCAGAGCCCGACTCTTACATTACCATAGGTGGGGATATGATGAATAACGGTACTAAAAACAGTGTAACGAATGTTTACGAAGAGACAATGAGACCAAGAGAGCAGAAGAAATGGTTAGTTGAGCAGTTATCAGATATTAAAGATAAAATATTATGCGTGGTTCCCGGTAATCACGAAAACAGAAGCGTAAAAGAGGTAGACGACAACCCATTATATGATGTTTGCTGTAAGTTGGACATTGAAGATAAATTTCGTGAGAACATGGCTGTATTAATTATCAGATTAGGGGATGTCAAAGGCTATGGTATGAGAAACCCTACGTATACTGGAGCTGTGGTACATGGCTCAGGTGGAGGCGCTCTCACTGGAGCAGCCATAAACAGAAACGAGCGCTTTGGCTATGCTTTTGATGGGCTGGATTTCCTAATAGTCGGACATTCTCACAAGCCCGCATATACGGGCCCGGCTAAGATAGTGATAGATAAAGCTAACAAAAGAGTTTCGCTGAAACCTTTTAAAGTAATCATTTCTACAGCGTGGCTTGATTATTCGGGATATGCTGTGAGAAAACAAATGCTTCCGGCGTATCATTGTTTACACGAACTAAAGTTAAATGGAAATAAGAAGGAAATGAGAGTGACGCTATGATTTTTAATGTGAAAGAGTTGATAGTATATGTTGCTCACCCATATGGGGCTGACCCTAAAAATGCTGCAAAAGTTGAAGATATTATCAGAGATTTAGTTGACAAATATCCTAGATATTGCTTTATATCACCGATACACGCTTTCGGTTTTTTATATGAAGATGTGGACTATGAAGAAGGTATGGAGCATTGTTATACGCTACTTAATATATGTGATGAGATATGGATATATGGCGATAGTCAAGGTACTCGATTAGAAAGAGAGTTTGCAGAATTGTACGGTATTCCTATTAAGGAAATGAGGTGATGCTAAGGTGGACACAAGACAAATGTTTGGGCGCGAGGTTATATACTCTTCAGAAGAAGTTATAACGAAAGAGAATGTAGTAAAAGTTCTAAAAG